GAAAATTGGAAGTGGTATAGACGTTATCGCCAACAAGATTAGCGGCCTCATTGAGGGGATGTCTAGATTTATTCAAGTTACAAAAATTGGACTTCAGAACTTAACCTTGTCTCCCGATTCACCTATTTTCCAGTATAAATTAAACTTTGACAAACCTTTTGACCCAATGAGCCAAAAGTTTGATTACACCGCATTACAAAAAGAGGAAAAGAGATTACAGAACGACGCTAAGAAAAACCTCGCTGCCCGCAATGCCGCTATAAAGAAAGAACAAGCATTACTCAAAGATCAAGCAAAACTTAAAAAATTTGGAAGTATGTTTGATACTGAACAAATTGAAATTTTTGCTGCACTTCAAGGGAAAATTACCGAGCAGGAAAAACTTAGACTTAGTTTACAATTAGCCTTAATTCAAGGTAACGCAACCGAAGCCGAGAAACTAGGAAAACAACTGGCAATTGCTCAATTACAGACTACCGATCTTTCTGCAGCGATTGCAAAGATACCAAAAGCCTTAAACCCATTTGAAGGATTTGGAACTGAGGTTGACAACTTAATTGCCAAAATTTTGAATATGTATAAACTACTTCAACAGCCTTTAAGCACTACAACTACTGCCCCAATTGTTAGTTCAGCCGGCGGCACAACCCCATCATTGGCGGCGGCTAAAGCCCAAATAGAATCCTCAACTGCTAAGTTAAACGATTTCAATAAAAGGATGTTAGAAAAAATTGCTACTACTAATAAGATTCCTGAGACCACTATTGAACAGGATATTCAGAGTCAATTGCAAAGTTACCTTGCCGCCGATACTGCAATGCGTAGCACATTTAAGGACTTAAACATAAACATTGCGCCGGCTGGTAGCGTCGTTACTACCGGTGATTTGGTTCAAGATATTCGCAATGCTTTAATTGAGGCTGGTTTGTCAGGCTCGCAAACCACCGTCAACAGAAATATTGGCGCATTTCAGTAATGACATTACCTGCCACCTTAGACGTATCACTAAACTTCCAATCGGGGGCGACCTTCGGCATACCCTTCACGCTCGACGACCCTGTAAACGGAATTCTTGGAACTAATATCTTGTCCGAGTCTAACGCACCGGCCTTAGTAGTTAACTTAACTGCGCAAACTCGTCAAATAAGTATCAGACGAGGCAGAAACATTAGCCGAGACATATACGAAGCCGGAACTTGTACGGTTAGAATCTATGACCCGAATTCAGACTTTAACCCACAAAACGTAACCTCACCGTATTTTGGGCAATTAGAACCATTAAGAAAATTACGCATTTCGGCAACCGTTGGAGGGGTAACTTATTATCTATTTAGTGGATACACGACTGACTATATCTATTCCTACGACCAAGCCGAAAACGTTGCTTACGTAGATATAAAGGCAAGTGACGCATTTAGGTTGTTTAATATGGCTTCAGTAGTAACCGTGACAGGTCAAGCGGCTGGTCAAGATACTGGAACCCGAATTGATAAAATTTTGGATACCGTGTCGTTCCCTACTCAAATGCGTAGCATTGAGACCGGAGACACGTTAACCGTTGCCGACCCTGCTACTTTAAGAACTTCGCTTAGTGCTATGCAGAACGCAGAATTTAGCGAGCAGGGGGCTTTGTTTATTAGCCCTGAAGGTAACATTGTATTCAAAAATCGAAGTTCAGTTATTGCAAGCGCAGGGGCAACCCCAACCAATTTCAATCAAACCGGTGGCATACCTTACAAGGACTTAAAGTTTGCCCTAGATGATAAACTAATTGTGAACAGCGCAACCATTACAAAAATTGGCGGCGTGGCTCAAACTGCAATTGATTCCGGTTCGATTGCCACCTACTTTCCTCATTCCGTAGCAGTTAGCGAACTTATTGTTGATACCGACGCCGAGGCATTAAATATTGCAAGCATATACGTCGCAACGAGATCAAGTACCTCAATACGAATAGATCAAATGAGCGTTGATTTATACGACCCAAATGTGCCAACGGCGACGATGTTGGACTTTGATTATTTTGATAATGTACTTATCAGCAATATTCAACCCGACAGTTCAACCATCACCAAAAACCTTCAGGTTCAGGGTATCGCTCATGACATAACCCCGACCTCATGGATGACCACCCTTACTACTATGGAACCTATTGTCGACGGATTTATCATAGGAAATAATACTTATGGGGTAATTGGTGAGGATGTTTTGTCCTATTAGGATATAATTAGGCACTATTAAGGAGATATAATGGCCGCAGGATTAGGATTTAAGACTTTCAACACCGGTGACGTTTTGAGTGCCGCCGATACTAATGGGTATCTAATGCAGGGCGTTTTAGTTTTTGCTAACGCTACTGCTAGAGACGCCGCAATCACTTCACCTCAAGAGGGTCAGTTTGCTTTTACTAAAGACAATGATTCATTGTGGTACTACTCAGGTAGTGCATGGGTATCATCCGGCGCAACCGGTGATATTGAAGGCGTAACCGCAGGAACAGGAATTAGCGGTGGCGGTACTTCGGGAACTGTAACGGTCACCAACTCTATGGCTACCGCAATAGACGCCAAGGGTGATTTAATTGTTGGAACTGGCGCAGACACATTCGCCCGACTCGGCGTTGGAACGAATGGGCACACAATCGTAGCGGATAGTGCGGAGGCTACAGGCTTGAAATGGGCTGCACCTGCTGGTGGTTTAACTTTTGCTGGTTGTTTATTAAATAATAGCGTAACTTCAACAACCATTTCTAACAATACATATACAGCAATTACTTGGAACTTAGAAACTTTTGATACAGACGCTTTTCACTCAACTACTACAAACACTTCAAGAATCACTGCACCTGCGGGCAAAGGTGGTTATTATCAAGTTAACGGTATCGTTCAAGCGGATAACAACACAACTGGGTATAGAAACATTAGAATTTACAAAAATGGAGTTGATTACAAATCAGTGGTTGTTGAGGCCTCAAACGATTTTCCCACATTAGAAATTAATGTTATTGTAAATCTTTCAGTTGGAGATTATGTAGAAGTATTTTACCTTCAAAACAGTGGAACAAGTCAAACCGCATATGTTGGTGGAGCAGATGCACAATGCTACGCTTACTACTTAGGAGCATAATTATGGAACTATGGGAAAAGATTGTTGAAGCATATCCTGAAATAAATCCAAGTGATGATTTTGCTAAATTAGGTATTTGGTTGCAAGATGATAGTGATGGAATTGGTGCTTATATTCGCAAATGGGAATACTCTCAACCAATTCCAGAGGGCTTAACACTAGGCAAACCCTCAGCATAATCTTGAGGGATTGTGCCTGAATAAATTATGAAACCATGGTTATCAAAAGCGGCGGTTCAACTGCGTGAGCAGATCGACGACAGTTACCAAGATCGCAGTCGGAAATCTGATGGGTGGGCGGCTGATCTGCGTCACCAATTACGAGGTAAGAGCGACCACATACCCGACGGTAAAACCGGAGTCGTTAGGGCTATCGATGTTGACGCTCGCCTTTCTGACGACAAAGGGGCTTCAGCATATTTGGCAGATCAAATTCGACAGTATGCAAAAAGTAACGGACGTATATCTTATGTAATTCATTTGGGGAAAATTGCTTCTCCGATTATGAATTACAAGTGGAGAAAATATCGAGGTTACAACCCACACAACCATCACATTCATATTTCATTCCGAAAGAATCAAGACAGCAATTCAGAGTTTTTTGATATACCACTAATAGGGGGCAAAAATGCAAAATAAAGCAATTGAAATAATCCAATCTTATGGACGAAGTGCGTTTGTCTGTTTGTTGACAATTTACGTGACTAACCCTTCCGGTAATTTCGATGACATTTGGAAAGCCTTTTTAGTGGCTTGGGTAGCACCAATTTTGAGAGCCTTAAATCCTGACGACCCTGCCTTCGGTATAGGTAGCAAAGAGTAATGACAGCCCTTGAGTGGGCTGGCTTTTTTGCTGGAATAACCACCACATTTATTGGAGTCCTCGCCGGCCTTCGATGGCTAGTCAGAGGATGGCTAAATGAACTCAGGCCTAATGGCGGTAGTTCAATGAAAGATCAATTGACACGCCTCGAGCAAAGAGTCGATGAACTCTTTATTGTCATAACTAGGAAGTAGACTCTACCCATGGCCACTAAACGCAAACCTAAAAAGAAGGTTGCTAGGAGACGGCGCACAACTAAAGAGCCGGTTCTTACTAAGTTAGATTTTTGGGCGATAGCCGCTAATGAGGTTTATATGGCTTGCAGAAAATCAGGAATGGATGAAGGAACAGCCCTTGCCTTTGCAATGGATAGAGCGTCTTATCCTGACTGGATTGTGGATACTAAAGACCCAATTAAAAATCCATTAGACGACTTTGACGAGGATGACGATTAAGCGAATCGCCTTCGTGAGTGATCTCCAGTCTCCGTTTATAGACGAGAAAAGCGTCAAACTGGTCGGAAAGTTTTTAAGGAAATGGAATCCTCACCGGACTATTCAAATCGGTGATGAAATCGATCTACCTCAATTAGGTGGATTTAATGCAGGAACAATAGATGAGATGGTTGGGAACCTAGATGATGATAGAAAGTTTACGCAAGAGGTACTTCAGTATCTCGGTGTTACGGATGTACTAGGTAGTAATCATGGAATCAGACTTTACCGATCAATCAAAAAAAGATTACCCTCTTTCCTCAACCTACCCGAACTGCAGTATGAACGTTTTATGGGGTATGATAAACTCAAGATTAAATTCCACCCCTACGGAATTGATTGGGCGTACGGCTGGACGGCAGTTCATGGAGACTCTTTCCCTCTTAGTCAAGTCCCATCACAAACGGCCTTAAATGGGGCTAAGAGGCTTGGTAAGAGTGTAGTTTGTGGGCATACCCATAGACTAGGGTTATCGGCCTTTACAGAGGCTTCCAGAGGCCAAATAGGGCGTACTGTATGGGGATTAGAGGTCGGAAATCTCGTTGACCTTGCCTCAAGTGGAATGGCCTATACAAGGGGTTACGCCAATTGGCAACAGGGCTTTGCAGTAGCCTACGTGCAAGATCGTAAAGTGCAGGTTATACCTATACCTATCAACAACCATAGTTTTATTTTTGAAGGTAAATTGTATGAGTAGGCAGACCGATTATGAGCCTAGAGATATAGATGAACAAATTGACGCTTTTGACGAATTAGGGCTTATATAACAAAACTGTTATAAGACACGCCGGCACCGGTATTGATGGTGTCGGTTGTATCTGTCATCCTTGTCGTATCCAAGTCACTCGCTTGGTGTAACGGAAAGGTAGGAAATGAACTTAACATTCATAGACTTCGAAATGCTGACCGAAAACCAAATGCAGTTCAAAGGTATTGATTGGGAAGCCCAAGCCGATAGATTCGACCAAGCCCCTAACTTTGAGCATGAATATATTTATTGGGTAGAAAATAGTGCCGCTTTAGTCTTGGCCACTAAATACCTACAACAACAAGGTTATGAGTTTCAGATCAATTACGACCTGAGATTTGACCAACCTATATTTACAACAAACTTCGCCGGTTCATGGGTGAACGCATGAAAATCAACGGACTGACAATTTTGTGGTTCATGATAGCAACCGGACTACTTGCCTACGCAGTTAGTTTATGGCAAACCGAGGTTTATAATCGAGGTTATTGGCGTGGTCGTGCGGTGGGTTGGGATATGCACCGCCGTATGATAACTATAAAAAAACTATCTGACGAGGTGTTTGATTATGAACAGAACTGAGGACTTGTTTGACGAGGTAAGGGTTACATTGTCGGAAAGGGGCAAGTTTTATGGTTCTAGTCGAACCAACCACGAAAGAATCTCGGAGTTATGGAGTGCCTACCTTGGTGATTACATTTCACCAATGCAAGTTAGTATCTGCATGTGCCTCGTTAAGATCAGTCGTCTTAGTGAGTCGCCTAACCATATCGATTCAGTTAAGGACGGTATCGGGTACCTCGCAATATATAACCAAATACTCAAGGAGTACGATACAGAATATAAAGGTGAGATAGATGGCATTTGACCTTAGCAAGTACATGACGGCAGAGGAACGAATTGAACTCTTTTCTAAAGACAATCCGGACT